ATTGGTTTAAATTATAATGGTGTTGATTTTGATTTATTGGTAAATGCTGGGGCGCATGTGGTCAGCGAGTCGTATTCTGTACAGGGAGGAGACACTTTATCAACTAGAGCAACAATTAGGGAGATAATTCTGTAAAATAAGTGTATATATAAATACATATGGCCCGAAAACAAGCGGTGAAAGAGAAGGCTCCATTTGACTTAATGGCGGATTTTGAGAGATCAATTAAGTTTAATAAGAGGAAATTTAGATTCAGCCCCAAACAAAAGCGGTTTCTAGAGTTAGTATTGAGTGAAGATTCGAAAATAATCTTCGTATCTGGTCCTGCGGGAAGCTCAAAGACTTACATGTCCTTATATGGCATGTTGAAACTCATGGAGGAAGATTTCAGTAAGGATATTTTGTATGTCCGAAGTATTGCTGAGAGTGCGGATAGGGGATTAGGCAGTCTACCCGGAGATATTACAGAGAAGTTCGACCCATTTCTTGGTCCTCTCTATGATAAAATGGAAGAAATAGTCGCTCCCGGCGATGCAACCTTCTTGAAACAGAAAGGAAAGATATCTGCAGTCCCGATAAACTTTCTGAGGGGCGCTAGTTGGCAAAATAAGTTGGTTTTTGCTGATGAAGCGCAGAACTTCACTTTGAAAGAGTTAACTACTTTGATCACTCGTATAGGAGAAGACAGTAAAATCATCATAGGCGGTGACTTTTTCCAAAGTGATATCAACGGAAAGAGCGGTTTTAACCCAATGTTCAACAAATTCGATGATGATGAGTCGGAAGATATGGGAATTCATACATTCAGCTTCAATGAAAGCGACATTGTGCGTAGTAAAATACTAAAATTCATTATTAAAAAGCTAGAAAGCTAAAAATAGTGTAATAAATATACATTACTAATATAATAAATGAGATGAGTCACATGTTTTGTTCTGATTGTGGGGTTAAGATTGAATATAATTTTGCAAAACCTAATTTTTGTTCCAAATGCGGGGCAAATTTTGGTTCTGTAGGTCAATCTAACGCAAGAGTTGCTGAGCCAGCTCGAAAAAGGGTATCTGCAGTTTCTGATGATGAGACTGATGCTGAATTTGTCCCTGATATTCGGGGTTTAGATGTTGAAATTTATAATAATAAATCTTTTACTATTGGTTCTCTCGCAGGACAAAATACACCGCCAGACTTTAAGGGGAAGGGTTCATATGGCTTAGATGAATTTACTTCCAATCCTTAATGGGCGAAAAGAAAAAATATGAAGACTTCCAAGATCTAATAGACTTAGCTGTAAAAAAGCAAAAATCTAGATGGCGCTTAGACGCAATTAAGTGGTTTGATTTTGAAGACGTAGAGCAGGTTGTAAAATCTCATATTGCCCAGAAGTGGCATATGTGGGATCAAACAAGACCTCTTGAGCCTTGGTTGAGTCGAGTGATTACCAATAGGATGTGGAATCTTATAAGGAATCATTATGGTTCTTATATAAAGCCTTGTTCTACATGTATTCACGCTAGAGACGAGTTGTGTGCCAAAACAAAGAGCGGTAATCAAGATATTAGCTGTAAAGATTTTGCTAAATGGTCAAAAAAGAAAAAATATGGCTTAGAGCTTAAAACAGCCGGGAGTTTGGATGAAACCGACTCAATTGGCAATGTTAAGTGTAATTCTCATTTTGATTATGAAGGCAACATAGAAAAGTTAAATCAAGAAATGAGCAACAGACTTAGCGAAAAACATTTTACTGCATATCATATGTTGTACTTTGAAGAATGTTCCGAGGAAGATATTGCTATTTTCATGGGGTATAAGATCACAGACGCGACTCGCAAGACAGGATACCGTCAGGTTAAGAATCTAAAAAATAAATTTCAAGAAATGGCGATATCAATATTGAAACAAGAAGACCCGAAAAAATGAGATTAACAAAAGAACAGCAAAAATTTTTGGAGGAAAACGCTAAAGACATGTTAGACCTTAATGATCTAACACAAAAATGCTTTAAAGATGATAAATTAGATGGCCGCAACAAAGAGGGGAGAGCTGTAAGAAAGTTTTTGATTGAGAATGATATTGATTATAAAACAACAGCCAGAGCGCCAACAGATAAGATAGACTTAACAGACCAACAAAAAGAATTCATATTGGATCAAGCGCAAGAAGGTTTGTCTTCCCTTGAGATAGCGAAGCTCATATTCCCCCAAAAACAAATAAAACCTTTAAGTAATGAGCAGAGAACAGTGCTTTCTTATATTCATGAGATAAACCCTGATTTTGTTCCATCGCAAGAGTCTGGCGCGGTCAATGATTATTCATCGCCGAAAAGCGCGAGCAGAATCGTAAAGAAAATAAATGATGCTACAGGAATAGGTTTGGAGGAGAGTAAACTGAACAGGCAAAAACAAATTTGTATAGAGAAACTTCGCATCAACTTATCCAATAGCAGATTTTTAAAAATCATCAATAATTATTTAAATAAGCAAGACAGGGAGCTGTTCGAGCAAGAGTTTATCCGGTTAAGTTGGGACAAGCCCGATTTAACCGCTGACGAACTCAATCTATACTTAAACGTATGTAAAGAAGTTATTAACTTAGAGGTTGTTTCGGCGCATCTTAATAAACTTAATGATATGTTCGATGTCGCAGACGATCAAACTGAAATGACTGTCCGGTTAGCTGAGATCATCAAAGCTAAATCACAAGAATATCATCAATGTGAGACCCGTATTGAGAATTTGACGAAAAAACTTCAAGGCGACCGTGCGGAGCGCATGAAGAAGAATCAAAAAGACAACGCTTCGTTTTTAGCTATTGTTCATATGTTTCAAGAGGAGGAGGAACGAAAGAATATGGTTCGTATGGCAGAAATGCAGAAAAAATTAATTAAAGAAGAAGCTGAGCGGATGGAGGGTATGGCGGAGTGGAAGGCTAGGATCTTAGGTATAAGCAAAGATGATGCAATTTGAATGTCAAGAGTGCGGAAAGACCTTTGAATCGCAGAGAGGGCTTCACATGCACATTAAAGCGCATAACATGCTCCTAGGTGAGTATTACGTCAAACATTACCCACGTTTTGACAAACTGACGGAGAAGCCTATAGAATTTAAAAACGCCAAGCAATATTTCTCTATGGACTTCAATAGTTCTGAAAATATGAGGCGTTGGTGTTTGCAAGCTCCAGAAGATGAAACAAAAAAATATGTATTGGAGAAATTTCAAAAACGACTAGAGAAAAAGAACCTAAGACACGGTCCATCTAGTTTATACCTCAAGACCGGGGATTGGCCAACGTTAGACATAATTAAGAAACTTTTCGGCAGTTACACGGCATTATGTAATGCGTTAGGGGTTGAGCCAGCATATAATAAAAATTTGTGTGAGGAGTTTTTTGAAAATTGTAATAATGCGGAGATATGGATCGATACTAGGGAAAACAAACCTTTGTCTTTCGAAAACTCTCTTATTCATAAATTAGATTTTGGTGATTATACTCTGCCCCCACAAAACTATACATATACTCACGTTGAACGTAAATCCTTTAGTGACTTTGCAGCTACAGTGACAAATGGCTATGATAGGTTTTTGAGAGAGATAGAACGGTGCGAGAGTTTGGGGTGTTATTTATTTATTGTTGTTGAGGCTGATTATAGAGATCTTTTTAAAATAAATCAGTCAGTTTATAAAAAATTTAATATGAAGTATGTTTTCAGTCGCCTTCGGGCTATTGAGGAGCAATTTAGTGGCTGCTGTCAATTTGTGTTTAGCGGCTCTAGGAAAGATAGTGAAGAATTAATACCCAAGATCCTTCATTGTGGTAAAAAACTCTGGAAAGTTGATTTACAATATTTTTGGGAAAAAGAATTAGAAAAAAATGGCTTGGATAGACGGGAATCAGGAACTCTACAAGAAATTCAAGGAAGTAAACCAAGAGGTTCTTTCAAAAGAAGGTTATATCGAAGAAGGAGAGGCTAAGCTCCTTCTATATAAATTTCTTAGGGATAATCCTTCATTCACCTGTGAGTTATTCACGGGTGTGAAGTTATTTCCCTTTCAGCATATGGCCATCAAATCTATGATGGAGACAGACTACTTTTTAGGAATCTGGAGTCGAGGCATGAGTAAATCATTCTCAACTGCTGTATTTGCTATCTTAGATGCTATTATGAATCAAGGAGTTCAGATAGGTATCATATCCAAGTCTTTTCGTCAGGCTAAGATGATTTTCAAAAAGATTGAAGATATTGCTAAAAGCCCTAAAGCAGAGTTTCTATCCCAATGTATAACTAGGACATCTAAAATGAATGATGAATGGGTTATGGAAATAGGCACTAGTAGTATCAGAGCGTTACCTTTGGGTGATGGAGAAAAGCTGCGAGGCTTCCGATTCCAGAGAATGATCATAGATGAGCTTCTCCTGATGCCTGAGAAGATTTTCAACGAGGTTATCATGCCATTCCTATCTGTCGTTGAGAATCCAACTGAGCGCCAAGAAACGTATGATATCGAGACGAAGATGATCGAAGAGGGAGAGATGGAGGAAAGCGAAAGGACTCGTTGGCCAAATAACAAAATTATTGGTTTGTCTTCTGCATCATACAAATTCGAATACCTTTACAAACTTTATCAACAATATGAGAGCTTAATTGTTAATGAGAATAAGCAAGACGGCGCTCATCGCGTGATTATGCATTTCAGTTATGATTGCGCCCCTGATCAGCTATATGATCAAAATTTGATTAATCAATCTAAATCAACAATGAGTCAGTCTCAGTTTGATCGAGAGTTTGGAGCTGTGTTTACAGATGATAGCTCTGGTTACTTCAAAGTTAGTAAAATGGCTTCTTGTACTATTCCTGATGGAGAAGGTCAATGTGTCGAGGTTATTGGAGATCCCTCCTCAAAATACATATTGGCATTTGACCCCTCTTGGTCTGAGAGTGAAAGCTCAGATGATTTTGCTATACTCGTGATAAAAGTCCACCCAGATACTAGGAAAGGCACTGTAGTGCATAGCTATGCTGTTTCTGGGTCCAGCTTACAAACGCACATAAGATATATGGCGTATCTGTTAACTCACTTCAATATTGAGATGGTCGTAGGTGACTACAATGGAGGCGTCCAGTTTTTGAGTGCGTGTAAGGAAAGCGGCATATTTAAAAAAGAAAAATTAAAAATAGATACTGTAGAAGCTGAATTAGATAACCCGAAAGATTATCAGAAAGGGATTAGGCAGTTAAAAAACTCAATAGATAAATCTTCTAGAAAATATGTGTTTTTAAGGAAGCCTAGTTCTACATGGATTCGTTTTGCTAATGAGAGCTTGCAATCTGCATTTGATCATAAACGGATATTCTTCGCTGGTTCAGCTATGGATGAGAACTACAACTTGCAGAGAAAAGCTAATATACCCATTGAGAATTTAAAGTTCTTGAGAAATCAAGATGCGGAAGAAAAAAATAAAGGAGCTAAGATGATCGATTTTGTAGAGCATCAGAGAGATATGATGGATCTTATGAAAGTACAATGTGCTTTAGTGCAGGTAACGACATCTCCACAAGGGACGCAAAGTTTTGATCTCCCACCCAACTTAAGGAAGCAGCGGGGAGCCGATAAAGCCCGGAAAGATTCATATTCTGCCTTGGTTCTAGGTAACTGGGCTATGAACGTTTACTTCGATATGTTAGAGGATAATGGGTCTTCTATTACAGAAACTTTCACCCCAATGTTTATTTCTTAACTTTTAAAAGTTAGAAAGTTACTTTTGGTGTAATATAATTATACAATGGCTAGGAAGTATACAAAAAAATCTGATTACTGGAAAAAATTCCAAAGCAACGATAGTTTGCAGCAATTATCTCAAGCCCGAAACACTGAAGAGTCTTACACTCCAGAGCTATTAGGTGAATCTTTTTACACCTCTGACGCTTCCTATAAAAAAGTGTCTAAAGCTAGGACTAACAGGGCGGGGACTACTAATTCCGCTAGAGTTAACTCTTCAGCTATGAGGACAACTATAGATAGGTTTTCTAGTATCCGTAAAGGGTTGCTGCCTTATGAGTACGCCGGAGATGGAGTGAATGTCCGGGAAGGTATTGAACTTTGTCAAAAAGCTTATGCTAATGTCGCGGTGTTCAGAAATGCGATAGATGTTATGTCTGAGTTCGCGAACACAGAGATTTACCTAGAGGGTGGCTCTAAAAAAAGCAGGGAGTTCTTCCAGCAGTTTTTCAAGCGTATAAACTTACAAAATTTAAAAGATCAGTATTTTCGTGAATACTACCGCAGTGGTAACATCTTTCTTTATAGGTTTGACGGAGAGTTTGAAGCTGAAGATTATGCCCGTTTAATGAATCAGGTTGGAGCTATCAACCCAACAGCAAACAAAATACCAGTAAAGTATGTTGTCCTTAACCCTTTCGATATCGTATCTAAAAGGGCTACAACATTCAATGTCGGAGCATATGAGAAAGTTCTTTCTGAGTATGAGCTTTCTAGATTGCAAAATCCCTCTACAGAAGAAGATCAATTAGTTTATGATGCTTTAGATCCTGAAATGAAGAAGCTTGTGAAAGATGGTTCTTATTATACGGATGGTATTAAAGTCGAGTTAGATCCTAAGCGTCTGAGCTTCTCATTCTACAAGAAACAAGATTATGAGCCGTTTGCTATACCATTTGGTTATCCAGTTTTAGAAGACATCAACGCTAAGCTTGAGCTTAAGAAGATGGACCAAGCAATTACTCGCACCGTGGAGAATGTTATACTTCTTATCACTATGGGTGCTGAACCTGATAAAGGAGGCGTTAATGCTAATAACATCAACGCTATGCAACATTTATTTAAAAATGAGAGTGTTGGCCGGGTCTTAGTTTCTGACCACACGACAAAAGCTGATTTTGTTATCCCTGATCTTAATAAAGTTCTAGGGCCAGCTAAATATCAAATACTCAATGAGGACATCAAGCAAGGTCTTCAGAATATTGTTGTCGGGGATGAAAAATATAATTCTACTCAAGTTAAAGCTCAAATATTCATTGACCGCCTCAAAGAGGCTAGGAGCTGCTTCTTGAATGATTTCCTACAGAGAGAAATAAAAAGAATTGCTAATAGTTTAGGTTTTAAATCATATCCAACCGCGACCATGAAGGATATTGATATGAGAGATGAGACGCAGCTCATGCGTGTATCTACCCGCCTTATGGAGCTTGGAATTCTTACACCTCAACAGGGTATGCAGATGTTCCACAATGGTCAGTTCCCAAATGCCGAAGATATAGCTCCTGCACAAAGCAAGTTTATCGAACAGCGTAAAGAAGGCTTTTATAACCCTATCGTTGGAGGTGTTCCAATGATAGAAGACGAAGTCTCTGAAAAGTCTCAAACCCCTGAAGCTGCGGGTAGACCTCATGGTACTACAACAGTAGAGAAAGATAAGGTATCTAATGCTGAATATTCCAGAAGCGATATCCAAAATACTATTTACTCTATAGAAGCTTTTAATTCTTTGGCTACAGACAGCGCTAAAGAAAAATTTGGAGAAACTTTAAATGAGCAACAAGAGGAGATGGTCGCGAAACTTTGCGAGTCGATTATATGCTCCACAGACAAGCAAAATTGGAACCAAACCTTAGAAGCTTGTATAGAAAATTTCGAACTTATCGAAGAATTAAATGTAATGAATGAAGTTTTAAGTGTAGCTAATAAGCATAACCTAGAAGTTTATCCATCAGCAATATTATATCACAGTCATGAAAATTGATCCAGAACAAATTGAAGTACCCCTCGAAAAAACTGTTAGTTTTAAAAATGGGGAAGCTGAAGTCTCAATCGCCAGTAAGTATAAAGGCTCAGAAGCGGGTTTATATAAATCTTATATGAGCATGTGTGCATCAGACGACAAAGCCCTTACCGATACCGAAGGTATGGATAAAAACTCCACTTACGCCGCTTGTGCTGTAAAATACGACAAAATGCGAGCTATGATGACGGAAGAAGGCAAAGGAGAATTAACTGATAAACAGAAAAAACTTCCACCCGCTATCCAGAAAGCTATTTTAGAAAAAATGAAAAAAGATGGCAAACTTAGCAAAGAAGAGTCTGAAGCGGCTATTAAAAAGCTCTTATCAAAAGATGATGAAAAAGAGTCTGATCCAAAGGGTGAAAAAATTGATGTCAAGGAAGGATAAAATGCCTTATAAGTATACAACCTCTTTTGAATCTGAAATCTTCGCTCATCAAATTAATGATGAGTTTATCTCTGAGGCTTCGCTAAGCGAACTCTCTTCCCTTGTCCCAAAAGACATAGACTTTGAAAAAAACGTTGATTTACTAGGTGTTTCCTTTAACGCTGCAGTTGTTAATGTTTTTAATAGGAATGGTGATGGTATTGATTCTAGTACAGCCTTAAAATACAACGATCAATTTATCCATAAGCCCACCAACATAGAGCATAACAAAGATAAGATTGTCGGGCATATTGTGACTGCTGGATTTAGTGAGTATGGATCTAATAAAATATTATCTAATGATAAAATAGAAAATAAAAAAGATCCTTTTAATATAGCTTTAGGAGCTGTTGTTTATCGTTCAGCTAATAAATCTTTTGCGGAGCTTATAGAAAAATCTACTGACCCTGAAGATGAATCATACTACAAAAAAATATCTGCGAGCTGGGAAGTTGGATTCTCCAGTTATGTATTAGCTGTCGGCAGCGATAAACTGAGTGAAGCTACTATAGTTGAAGATCCGAGAGAAATAAAAAAATTGAATGGATGCTTGAAAGCGTATGGAGGGTCTGGGAAAACTGAAAAAGGCGAACCTGTATACCGATTAATCACCGGAAAGATATATCCTTTGGGTATTGGTTTCACTTCTAATCCCGCTGCTGATGTAAAAGGTATATATAAAGATCAAGAGGAAAACGCCGAATCTATCAAAGATGATAGCGAAGATAAAATTTCACAAAAAATTAAAAAAACTGTAACAAAAGAAAAGAATATAGCTATGGAAAACATTGTTAATGAACTAAAGGAGCTTCTCGTCGAGAAAAAAATCGGTGAAGAGGCTGTAGCTTCTATGACTCAGTCTTTTTCTGAAGCGATTCGTCAAAAGAACGAAGAGTTTTTGAAAGAAAAAGAAGCTCTTCTGAGCGAGCAAGAAGCAGCCAAGAAAGAATACGAAGATCTTAAAGCTTCTGTCGCTGAGCTTGAAAGCAAACTGGCAGAATCTAATGATCGCATCAACGGATTCGAAAATGAGAAAAAAGCTGAAGAAGCTGTAGCTCGTTTCAACACTCGTATGGACGAACTTGATTCTAAGTTCGACCTTGCTGATGAAGATCGTGAATTTCTTGCTAAAGAGGTCAAGTCTATCGAAGAGACCGAGGAAGCATTCGCTTCTTTCTCTGATAAGCTTGAAGTCCTCTGGAAGCATAAGAGTAAGGAAAATAAAGAAGCTTTTGAAGCTGAAATCCAAGCTCGTATTGATGAAGAGGTTGCCAAGAGGGTCGCTAAAGCTTCGGAAGAAGTTGATGTCGAAGAAGCTCTTGACAATGCTAAGCAGGTCGATGCTGACCTTTCTAACAATAATGAGGCTATCGCTTCGAAAGAAGAAAACCTCGTTGATAAATTTAAAAAAGCGTTCTCTCGTGAGAACATCGAAATATCTTAACTTAAACAAAATATAATACTATGGGACTTAAAATTCTTCCTTTTAGACAATATGACGACCAAGATGTCGTTAATCTCTATCGTGTTGCCGATGGAATGGTACTCGATAGCACAACCGACGCAGGTTCTGGCGATGCTGGAACTTTTGTGAAGGTTTCTGCTGGTGACTTCTCTGCTGACCCTGTTGCTTATGCTACAGACAGCTATTTAGGTAAAACTGACTACCCTCATGTTGGGCGTAATCAATACCCTAAAGTAAGTCTGCAGGTCGAACCTGCTGGTGCTGGAGATATTCCTCTTGGAATCACTCTTCTTCAAACCGCTAAAAATGACGAGAACGGAGAGAAACTTCTCTACAATCCTCAAAAAGCTGCTGAGCTTCAGTCTGCTCTCCCCGGAGAAGCTATTCCTGTTGCTACTAAAGGTATCTTTACTGTAGCTAGCTCTGCTTTCCAAGGTGATCTTGGTGGCGATCTTGCTATCGGTAGCGGTATTAAAGCTTCTACTGGTGGAACTATTACTGGATGCGCTCCAACTGATAGCGCATGTTTCGGAACAATTCTTGGAACTGGAACCCGTGATCAAGCTAATTCTAATGGAATTACCGATCAGTTTTCTGGTGAGTACCTCGTCTTCAAATTCAAATAATATAGAAAGAATCTAGAAAATGAAAATTACTTTAAAAAGAACTCCAGAACAAATCGAGCTTGTGAAAGCTATGGCTTCTCGTAATCGCACTGTCGCTTACGAAGCTCAAGTAGCTCTCGCTGAGTTTATTGGACCTGTGCTTGCAGAGGTTATCAATAACGCTCCTACCATTTCGAATCTCTTCACTACTCTTCAGTTCAACGCTGACGACAATCCTTCGATCCCTCTTGATCTCTATTACGACATCAATGACGAAGATTACGTGAAGGTTTACAGTCAGTCTCACGCTGGTGGACTTCCAACTAACCAAGTGCTTCCTACTGCATCAGAGATGAAGGTCGCCACTTACAGCTTGGATACCGCAGTCAGCTTTGATCGTCGTTACGCCGCTAAGTCCCGCATGGATGTTGTCTCTAAGACCTTCTCCCGTGCAGCTCAAGAGATTCTTGCTAAGCAGGAAACTACTTCTGCTTCATTGGTAATGGGATCTCTTGCTGATGCTTCTACCGCTGGAACTGGACATGTTCGTGCTAACAGCAGCACTAACAGCTTCGTTCTCGACGACATCAACAAAATGATGACCCTTGCTAAGCGTATTAACACTTCTTTCCTTGGCGGAACTCCTGCCTCTGGACAAGGTCGTGGTATTACCGATCTCATTGTTTCTCCTGAAACTGTTGAGAAGCTTCGTGCAATGGCTTACAATCCAATCAATACTAGCGCAGCGCCTATCGCTTCTGCTGTTAAAGATGGACACACTGCTCCTGACGAAATGCGTATGAGCATTTACAACAGCGCAGGTCTCCCTGAGTTCTACGGTATCTCCATCGTTGAGATCCTTGAGCTTGGTGCTGGCAAGCGTTTCACCAAACTTTTCTCTGGTACTCATGACAGTGTTGCTTTCAACACTGCCACTGATGACCTTGTTATTGGTTTGGATCGCTCTCGTGAGTCTCTGATTCGCGCTGTAGCAGTTGACGAAGACTCTGGTGGAGAATTCAACCTGATCGCTGACGATCAGTATAGCATTCGCCAACAGAAGATCGGTTACTTTGGCTCTATCGAAGAGGGCCGCATGGTTCTTGATAACCGTGCATTAACCGCTACTATCATCGACGCTGCTTAATATAGCAAAACTTGATTTGAGAGTCGCCCTTCGGGGCGGCTCTCTTTTTTTTGTTTATTTATCTGCATTAAGTGTATAATACTGTATGGACAATTTTGAAAACGTATCATATGGCAATGGCGAGAATAATTATTTTGGCGCTGATACCACGGAAGAACTAAAAGCTAAACTAGCTTCTTGTGATCGATCTGAGATTAGAGGTTTGGCAGGTAAAGTAGGTTTAAACCCTAACCAAAAGATTACAGTGGTTAAAGACATGATTTTGAAATCATTTCGCGAATATAAATCTCGTAACTCTCCAATTCCAGCCCCTACCCCAATGTTCTCTAACGCCTCTGAAGAAATTAAAGATATGATCCAAGCTGTCAGTAAAATCTCTCAAGACGAAAAAGAAAAAAAGAAGTGGGGCGAAAAGAAAAATAAATAGTGTAATATAAAGCATGAGTGTAATTAGTGATTTAGCCTCCGACATCTTTACGGACGAATTTGATAGCGATACAGGTATTGCTACTTCAGGTTCTATTCAGGCTTGGCTTGAGAATAATTTAGGAGAATTAAATAATTTAATTTATCAAGATTTCAGTGGTACTGGGGCGGCTCTTGACACTGAAGCTCAATCTATTCACAAAGAGCTTTATTTATATCATTATTACAATAAGCAAACACGAAATGCGCTTAGGGGAATAACTTCAGCCACTAACGACGATAAGATATTATCTTTAAAGGACGGAGAATCGTCTGTGACGTTCGTTAACCGCAATGAGGTGGCTAAGGTCTACAGAGGGCTTGCAAACGATTCTAAGGCTAATCTAGAAGGATTAGTAGCTAAGTACAATATTTACGAAGCTTCCCCTCAGCAGGTTGGAGGCATAGATGCTGTTATCCTAACTGGAGAAAGTTAGTAACTAACACTTAATATACATAAAAAAAGGGCGGTAGTGATACCGCCCTTTTTAATTGTTAAGGTTTTGTTAGTGTTATTAGGAGAATGATCCGCTTGTATTAGCTCCACTTACGAACACTCCATTAGCTGTATCGCTTGGACCTCCAATGGAAGTCACAAATGTCAGGTCTACCGATTTATTGGAACCGATAGATGAAGAGAAGGATTCACTAGTGATTTGGCATCCCTTCAAGATGTATATCATAGCGTCAGAACCATCTTCAGCTTTAAGGGTTAATCTCAAAGTCTTTGAAGCTTCATCGTCAACGATGGTAGTTAAAGCGTTCGCTTGAGTTTCATTGACAATAGCATTAACTGATAAAGTAGCTTGAATTGGGAAATCAACAGCCCTAGCATAGGCGTATTTTGTTCCTAACCGCTCCAAAGAAGATCTGGAGAGTGGGATAGATAAAGACGCGCTTTGGATATGAGCTGAATCATTATCTGGGCTATCAATATCTACAAGAACCTGACCTGTAGCGTCAGAAATATCAACTGTGATATCTCCGGGGCGTAAAGCTATTTCTGAAGTATTTCCACTGTCGGCGGTTGGTAATTGTACTTTAGTAGTTAAAGCGGTTCCGTTAGATTGATTAACTGCTGGGTTGATTATATCATTACCCGCATTACTATTAATATTAGACGCTTCGAAAGAAACGGAAGCTGTAGGTAAAGACCCCACAGAAAGATCTAAGCTGTAATCTGAAAGATAAGCGTTTCCGATTCCGATAGCATCGTTAGTAGCTCCCGAAACAGTTACACCAGTAGCGTCACCTCCTTCGGGAACAGTTGTGATGAAAAGGTTTTGACCTGAACCGTCGTTCATGTGACCTGAAATAAAAGATCCTGAAGTCGTCGCTGCGGTAGATTTCGTAACGAAAAACCCTAAAGCTCTTTCGTTAAAGCCGTCTGTTACAAGATACGATGTATCTGCTGATACAGTAGGAGCTTCAAGCACCATACTTCCGACTTTTCCAAGCATACCAAACTGGTTGACATCTTGCCTAGAAATATTAAAGCTATAGTTAGCTGATTGAACGCGCTCCAACTGTTTGTGGTCGCCTGATCCTGTTGCAGTAGCGTCTTTACTGACGTAAAGGGCTTCTGATTGATAAATTACTCTGTTTCTGGACATAATAGGTTGATTTTATATTGTTTACATTTATTTTTGAATAATGTGAAATTAAGAAAACCTGAACCTATGGATCTTGATGTCGAAATCTATAAATCCGACATAGAGATCATTGGCTAAAGACTTTCTTGCTTTATCTGTCAATTTTGAAGTAGTCACATTATCTACTAAAAAAGGTTTATTGTTGCTATACTCATTTGATAGCGTTGAATACGAATACGAACCATTCTTTAAATCGCCGTATTCATCCATAGGATGCCCACTCATAGGAATGGGATAAAAAACTTCATTGTGTGAGTCCCCAAATATAGATAAGATACCATCTAATTTGTAAGGGTCATCTGAAAGGGCTACAGCATTAGCGCGAACGGTAGTTTGCTCTTCGCCGCCGAAAGCTAAAGGGTTATTTTGCATTGTAGCTGTAGACAAGAAAACAGCTGGAACTACTTGATCATAAGGGTCTATACCAGAATCGTTATATGTTGGGATTCTAGAATTTAACTCAAATTTCTTCTCTACGATAAGGTCGTCTTCAGTTTCGTTAGTGAAATAGATATTGAAATCTTTTACCGCGAACGTTCCTGTAATTGTTGAGCTTGATGTATAATTGCTTCCTGTTTCTACTATACGGCCATTATCATAATCAATATAATGAGAGTTACCAGCTATCCCTGTGGGTAGCGTAGCTCCAACAATCGAAGAGTCGCTTACAAATTGTTTGTATGGACTAGAGAAAGGAACGTAAGAATCCTGAAGGAAATCGTCTGGGGTATGGTAAAACTGTCCAGTTTGGTTGGAGTAAGCATCTCCTTTTTTTAACAAAAAGTTATCAAACCAAAGCATGAATGAATTGGTCAATGTATGTATGAATTGTTCTTTCATTTTATATTATTGAATTCTTTTTTGTATTTTTTTATCAGTGCAGAAATATAACTGGTATTTTGGAACTTACCCGATCTTACTTTGTTTCTGGATTGGATAGCTTTTCCAGATCGTCCATCATTCTTCCTAAGTAAGTAGCCAAGCCCTGATATACCCGTTTCTATTCCTTGCGCCCAACTTCTTCCTGTAGCCCAAGGCATTGGAGTCATTTTAAAAATGTCTGCAGCTTCGGGTATGTTTATATAATAGTTTACCCCAATTTTAACCTCTCCTACATAATTATAATCTAAATTCTGCAAAATATCTAAAATAGGTGTAATCGGATCATCTGAAGAGTCGAACCCTATAAATGAGAAAAGGTTAGAAATACCACCCAAAGTATTGCTGATATTGCTCCCTGACGGCCCCATAGATAATTCTATAGTCACTGGGTGAGATAGAAACTCTTTAATCATTTGATCTTTAATCCTTAAGAAATCTTTTTTGAATTGTTTCTCGAAAGGTCTTCTTAATTGTTTTGGGGCTTGTTTTTCTAAAGCAAGCTGGACGTCTCTAGGTAGAATAGCCATTACTCATCTATTGGTGTAAGTAAGAAAGTGTAAAAAATGTTAGTGGTCAGACCTGAAGGAGATCCATCACTTTTAATCGCGAATCTAATCCCATCCAATTCTATCCTTCTAGCCTCTTTGATATAATCATAAGCATCAGCTTTAACAATCATCTTAACCGAACCATCAGGTAGGACGATTTTATTCTGAGTCCCTTGCTGGTTAGCTCCGTTATCAAGGTACTCTTCATCCATATCAATATAATAGATTCTAGCCGCGAAAGACTGGGATTCTGTGGTATATTCTACGCTTGATTTTGAACCTGTATTGGTTCTACCATAAATATTATTATACTTTGAGTTCGTGGAAACCACCGTCCTCTTAGAATTCTTGAAAACAGTTATAGTTTGAGCAAAAGTTTCATGAAGGGTATCGTACATTGAGTTGATACTCGATTCCATGTTTGTAGATAAAAAGCCAGCCATGTAGATATTTACACTTTTTTTTTTATAATAACTTGGATAAAGGATGAATGCTAAAAAAAATTTAAATCAAAGGTCTGGTGATGAGGTCTCCTCACTATTCAAAATGATGCTAATCATGGTGGAAGACATGAAAAAAGACCACGATTTTCATTACGCTAAGCTTTACGAGGGTATACCTAAGGAATACCACCCAGTTATAAAGGCTGCAGATCATTTTACCCCAGATAAAGTATCTTGGATCAGAAAGAGGATTTTAGATTTTGGCAATGAAAGTTTAAGAAATGTCAAGAATGAAATAGAAAATTACAGAGTTGAATTTATATTTAAGTAGGCATATGGATTTAAAATTATTATATCAGTTCACTGTAGATGAGGTTCGTGAAGTGGAAAAAGAGACTTCCCGCAAGAACAAAAAAACAGGTGAGACTACTATCGTAAAAAAGAAGGTTAAGGAAAAAACCCCAATCGAAGTAAAAATTAAGAAACCTTCTCGTCGCGAACTTGAAGATGGCGAGCTTCAATACACAATCGAAATGAGTAAGTGTGTCAAACAAGGCATTCTAACAAAAGCTATGCTCGCTAAGAAGTATGATGATACAGGAGGAGCTTTTACTGAGGAAGGGCAAAAGGAATATGGAAAGCTCTACAAGCAGATCTTAGAATATCAAAATGAATATGTCAGACTTGATTCTGCTACTAAACTAACAAAAGATCAGAAAGATAGACTAGAAGAAGTCAAAGAAAGAATCGCTGAAGTAAAAAGACAGTTAGTTGAGGTAGAAACGAATCTACAAGGTCTATTTGAACACACTGCAGACGTAAGAGCGCAAAACAAACTGCTTCTCTGGTACGCTTTGAATCTAACTTATATCCAAAAGGAGGAGGATGAAGATCCTGTTTCTTATTTTGAAGGTTTAGATTACGAAGCGAAACTTGAGGATTATTATGATAAAGAGGAGGAAAACTCTGAGGTTTATCAAAAGATAATCAAACAAGTCTCAACCACATTAGCTTTCTGGTTCTACAACCAAGCTTCATCTCAAAAAGAGTTTGAAGAGTTGATGGAACAGGTAGAAAAAGGTGAGCTATAGTGACGAGTTCTATATTTCTCTGATAGGAGAAGTTTTTGACGGATACAGCGTCTCGACCTTCAAAGGTCGGGACGTATTCGTTAAACACATAAACTTAAGAGATCAGAAGTATCTCAATGCGTACTATGAACGCTACAAAGACCTAGCTATTTCTAAAGGAATAGATTGTGAAGAAGAGAGGTCTGCTTATGTGAAGGATGAGGGTTTATGGGAAGAATCCGATGATATCAAAATTGTTTCATTGGAAAATGAGACTAAAAATTTACAAAAGACAAAAAAATCTTTATTCCTGCCCTCTAAAAGAGAAGCTCTGCAGAAAACCATTAATGAAAAGCTGCTAGAGTTATACAAATTAAAGAATCAAAAAGCTGAAGTTGTAGGTTTAACTGCTGAAGCCTACGCTAATCGACGATCTGCGGATGAAATGTTAAGGTTTTGTTTTTTCAAGGATCTTAAATTTGAAGAAAACCTCCATACGGAAGATGAGTTTGGGGAACTAGAATCTGATGAAATAGCAGAATTAAATATTAGACTGGGGGCTGTGACAGATAAAATGTCAGAAGATAATATTAAATATGCGGTTTTAAAACCGTTTTTTAGTATGTATCTGGCTAATTGTGAAAACCCTAGAGATTTTTATGGTAAAGCTATAATAGATTTATCTGTGTATCAAATGAAAACAGTAATGTATGGCAGGGTCTTCCATAGCATTTTCCAATATACTGATGATGTTCCTGATAATATAAAAGAAGATCCAGATAAGTTGATGGCTTTCTCAGAGAATCAAAGGAATAAAGACTCAAATAACGGAGGTATTAAAGATGATGCTGACGCTTCGGCTGTATTTGGAGCCACAAAAGAAGATATGAAAATGGTTGCTCAAGATTCTAATTCTACATCGTTATCAGAAGCTACTAAAGAAGCTGGCGGCAAACTAGATATGAAACAAATGATGAGATTAGCAGGTCATGATGTGTAATATTAGTGTATATACTCATAAAGGAGTAAGATCATGCCAATTAAAGTCCCAGTCGTACAAACAGGTTTAGAACAAAGTATTCAACAAGCTGCCCAGAAAGCTGGGAAAAGCCTCAAGATTAATATGGGGCCGGGGGCTAAGAGTATTGAATCTCTATCTCAACCTTTAGGTAGGCTTACGGGCAAGGCAGACGATTTCACTAAATCAATGGCGGCTGCTAACGCTCGTGTGTTAGCTTTTGGCGCTTCTGTAGGCACTATAGCCGCCGTGACAAGAGGGATGAAAGAGTTAGTGACTACGACTATCGAAGTCGAGAAGAGCTTAGCTAATATAAATTCTATACTTAAACAGAGTGAATCTCAATTAAACTCATTTAAAAATAATATATTTGATATAGCGCGAAATACAGAACAATCATTCGCTAATGTTGCCGAAGCCGCTCTGGAGTTATCTCGTCAAGGCCTTAAAGCTGAACAGGTTACTAAAAGATTAAATGATGCTTTAATTTTATCTCGTCTTTCTGGGATGAACGCTGCTGATTCTGTATCTGGATTGACAGCCGCAATAAACTCTTTTAAAAGCGCAGGATTAACTAGCGCTGAAGTGCTTAACAAAATCTCTGCTGCAGCTGCAAGCGCTGCTGTGTCGGATAGAGACCTAATCGAAGGCATCAAGCGTTCTGGAGCGGTTGCTGTTTCTACAGGTGTAAAATTTGATGAATTAGTTGGTATTATATCTGCCCTACAAGAAAAAACTGCTAGGGGCGGAGCTGTTATTGGTAACTCTTTGAAAACAATTTTTGTAAGAATTCAAGATTTTGATAAACTGCAAAGTTTACAGAACTTAGGGGTTCAAGTCACAGATTTAGAAGGTAAAGTTTTATCTTCTAGTAAAATCATAGAAAACCTAGCCCCAGCGTTCGCTAAATTAGGTCAAGGCGCTCAAGTAAATTTAGCTGATAAGCTTGTAGGAAAATTTCAAATTGCACCTTTCTTGGCTTTACTTGAGGATTACAACCAAGAAGTCTCTAGAAGTGGTGAGGTAACCAAAACATCTTTTAATGCAGCTAATGAAGCTTATCAAAGGAATGCCGCATTGAATGATACTTTATCCGCAGCGATCAATAAAGCAACTTTAAATTTAAAGGAACTCGCTAATACTTTAGGGGAAATTGGAGTTACAGACAACTTAAAAAGCATCTTAGGATTTTTCAATAGTATTGTAAGTAATATCCAAGGCGTTTTAGATGGTGAAGGTATTGGTTCGAACCTAGCAAAAGGATTGATAAAAGGCATTTCTAATATAATTTCTGGCCCCGGATTAGCTTTAGCTTTAGCTGTAGTTGGAAAGCTGCTAATAGATTTTGGAAAATTTGGAGCTAAATCTTTAAGTGTATTTTTTGGTCTTAATAAAGCTGCAGAAAGGCAAGCTAAATTGCAAGGTCAAATAGCTTCTTCTTTAATTAATGATAAATCTATAAGAAAAAAGATATTAGATATTGAAAAGCTAAGCGTGTCTACTGAGGAAAAAAAGGTTTTACAAGCTAAGTTCTTTACCACAGCTCTTAACGAGCAATTAGCTGTGATGACCAAGATGCAAGGTATCGCCGCAAATATCGCTCCATCTGTAATGGCGGGGACAAGAACTGGAAGAGGGCGGGGCCGAGGTCGTAGAGCGGCTGACGGTTTCTTACCTGTTGGAGCAGAGAAGTCTGATATATCTCGTGGAGTGGGCGGCGCACCTGCTTCTGCCAAACCCGTAGTTATCCCTAATTTTGCTTTTGGTGGGGGCAAGAGGGGAACTATGGTAGCTAATAGCAGCGAATATATTGTTCCTAATTACGCTAATGGCGGAGATGCTATATTTAATCAAAATATGGCTTCTTCAATGGGTCTTCCTGCAAACGCTAAAAGAGTCAGAGCTGCTTCAGGTTATATTCCAAACTTTGCGAGTATTCAAGATATTATTAGGAGACCCGGAAACTATATGAAAGCGGATGGGACTTTTAAATCTAACAAAGCCGCTGAATCTTTTAGAAATGCTAGTCAAGCAGATAAAGATAAAATTAATCAATTTAGAAACAGGAACCAAGGATCTAAAACTCTAATAGTGCCAGCTGATAGGTATGGAGTGGCGTCTCTTTTTTCTTCAAAGAAAACAGGGGATTCTAAAACATCACCCTCTCTTTTAAGCTCTCCTCTAGCTAAATCAGCTGCAAAAGCGGGGATAACTGATATACAATTTAAAGGTATTCAAGTTAGGAGTTTGCATTCTGATAATCTAAAAGATAAAAAAACTAAATTTAAAAATCAAATAGCGGATCTTTTCATAAATCCTGTTGCTACATTAGGCGCTAATATTCTTGGTACATCTTTTCAAGGTAATGATGCCAAAGAATTAAATAACAAATTAAAAAAGATAAAAAACCAAGGTGGCGGGGCTAATCTTTTTAGCTCTTCTGTAGAAGGTGGTATATTTGAATCTGCGATTAGACTTATTACAAAGAAAGCTTCGGGACTAAGAGCTTTTAAAGATGAGAAAGATGATCAGAAACCTTTTGACTTTGAAGAAGGTGCGGGGCGACCTAGTAAAGCGTTTAAAAACACATTTAAGTTTACTCCTTCACTTCAAAAATCAGATGGAAAAAGAACAGCCTCTAACGAAGCTGTAAGGACAGTTATAGGTAAAGCTTTCAATGATCCCAGCCAAAGAGATTTTCTTATCTCTCAAATAAAAAAGGTGATTCCTAAATTTAGAGCCGCGACAGGATACATACCTAACTTCGCGGGTGGGGCTTTAGAAGAAGCTGTCGGCAGAGAGAAGGCTGCTGGTTTGCCTGTTAGTCAAATTAGAATTAATCAAAGTGGTAAGCTTCGTAACTCGAAAAACCCAATGGGTCTCGCTGTGACGAATACCCGTGATGAGCCTACCGGAGCTATTCCTAATTTTGCTTTAAGCGATAAACAAATAGCCGCTGGCTTCGGTGGAAAAGCTGCAAAAGACTCTTTACTCGCCTCACAAAAAGCTTCTGAAGAAGCTGCTAAGGCCACCAGAAAAACAACACAATCTTTAAAAAAGACAGGCATGAGCGCTGATGGTCTTAGCATGAAGTTCATTGCTATGCAAATGGGTTTAAGTTTGTTCGGATCTAGTATAAGTGAAGCGTCTAAAGATGCAAAAGGATTAACTAAGGGTTTCGCAGATCTATCTGAAGGGGCTATGAGTGCTTTGATGGTTTTCATGACCATGCAAATGATGGGGGTTAACCCCGGCTTAAGATTAGGCGGTAAAAGTAAAGGCGCTGCTGCATTTGCTAAAAAATCACAAAACTTCGCGGCTGGCGGGGGAGGAAGGATTTCCACAGCGGTGGCAGCAACTCCTCTATTAGGTAAAAGTGTAGGAAAGTTGGGGTCGGGCTTAGCTAAATTAGCAGGAGGGTTTATGAGGTTTCTGCCTGTTGTGGGGACAGCTGTGACAGCATTTACTCTTTTGAATCCTTTATTGAAAGGATTCGGGGTTGATATCATAGGCTCAATAGGTAAATCCTTAGGATTCATTAAAACGCCAGCTGAAAAAGCTTCAGAAGCATTGGATAAGTTAGCTGAAAAAGCTTCTCAAGATATATTTTCAGGAGGAGAAGGTAATGTAAATATGTTAGGTAGCATGGCTGCAATGATGCTACAAGCCAGCAAAGAAGGGAAAACAGTTGAAGAGATACAGAATCGAAGCCCCGAAGAAGCAGCGAAGAAAAGAATAGATGATATTGTGGGACAATTCTCAGGAGAGAAGCAGGATGTAGAGATTTTAAGGAATCGTCGTGGGAAACGTGTTGGAGCTAAAAAACTAGATTCATTCGGTGGAACTAAGATAGATGATATGGATGAATTTAGGAAAGCTGAAAAAAATGTTCAAAAACAGATTGTTATCTCAGTACTTTCATCTTTAGATTCTAAGGAAAAACTATCTTTAGGCGGCAAAACCAATCAAGAGATTCAATTTTTGGTAACCGATAAGCTTGAGAAAGCTTTGAAAGGGGCCGATGAAGAAAAGCTTAACAATCAAATGGAGGCTAGGTTAAAGAATGCTCCTGATAAGCCATTCACTGAAGGTGGAGCGCAAGGCATGAGTGGTAATCAACTTCGTGAACAACTCTCCAAGTATTTAGCCGATTATATGCCTTCAAAACAGTTCAGAAGATTTGAACTTGGAGCGGCTGTGAACATGGCGAAAGAAGATTCCCCAGACGCGCAGAAGAAGGCAGCAGATCAGTTGGGTTCAATGGGTCGAACTCTCTCCAAAGCTTTAGGAGACGAGCAATTAAGACAAGAGGAAAAACTAAAAAGCGGAGAACTTACTAAGGGGCAAGTGGCTAAAGCCCAATTAAAAAACACTATTGCTTTAGCTAAACAAGAAACATTAAGGACTAACCAATTAGATTTACAAATAGACAAAGCTAAAGCTTTGGGTTCTTTGACTAAGTTGGAATTGATGGGTTTGACAGACGCTAAAGAAAGAAAGAGTTTGTCTAACAAGTTTGATGATAAAAGATTAAGTATTTTAGATGCGGAAATTGATAAGCTAAAACAATTAAATGTGGATACCGCGACATTAGAAGGGATTAAACAATCCATGCTTGGGGTAGCTAGGAACGGTTTGTTAACTGATGATGCGGCGGTTGGATTTGCGAGTAGGCTAAATCAACTAGCGGGGGAGACTGGGCAATTGGGAGAGGTAGATGAGAAACTTCTCAGAGAGAAATTAAAAGCTTTATCCGAGTCTGAAACTTTACAAAAAGGAGAGTTAAACGCAAAACAATTACAGAGGATTGAAGATGAGATCTCCTTGCAGAATTTAGAGAGAAAGAATCAATTAATATCTAATTCTATATCATTGCAGAATATGGCTGACAGGAATCAGGCGGCTGCAATGAAATTGAAAAATAAACAAGAGGGTGATGCTCTAGGGTTAATCGCTCATACCGCAGTAAATGTCGGGGCTGCAAATCAAGCTCAAGCAATTCAGAGGGCCGAATCGAGGAGACAGGAAGAACTAAGTCCTGCGGCTGTAGCCTTAAGGAAACAGTCTACTTTTAGTGCGGCAGGTTCGGATTTATTAGGTAAATTGAGTGAGCAGCAGTTATCGGCGTTCCAACGCAAGGAATTGTCTGGTAAAGCTGCAGGGATTACAGATGAAGAAGGTTTCAAACAATTCACTAATGATTTGAAAAGTTCTATTAGAATTTTTGCACCAGATTTCGCAAAATCTCGGGATAATATAAACAAAATATCTGAACAAGTTTTAAAAAACTTCAAACAAACAGAAGAAGCGACAAAAGACAATTTAGACAATGAAGTTGAGATAGCTAAATTAACTAGAGCCACCCTATTCTCAGTTCAATTAAGATTGAAGAGGTTAAGAGAACCGGAGCTAATAAATGATGCTAGAATGCAAGCTATGGCAGTAGCTCAATCTGAATCTATGGACCTTGAGGGGATGGGATTAAGTAGAGAAGCAGCTAGAAGGAAAAGAGATTCTGATTTTATAGGAGATAGGCCCGGATTACCTCCTGAACAAGCTATTAGGGCTGGGATGATGGCCAGAACTTACCAAAATCGTTTAGACGATATGAAAAAAGATCCTAAAGTTATCAATGATGAATTCCTAAACAAGATGGCTTCAACCTCTTTAACATTTAGAGACGGTATAGTCTCTGCTTTCGCGGAAGGTATAAAAGGCGCTGAAGATTTAGAAAACGCTCTTTTAAACGCTGCTAATACGTTTTTACAATCTATGACTCAGAACTTTGTTCAAAAGTTTATGGATCAAGCGGCGAACGAAAGTACTAAAGGTGGAATTTTAGGGTTCCTCGGTTTCTCTGAAGGGGGTAAAGTTAATGGTGGTTCTGGTAGTAGAGATGATGTGCCAGCTATGTTAATGGGTGGAGAATACGTCATGAATAAAAAGGCCGTAAGTAAATACGGAACTGGTTTTATGTCAGCGTTAAACTCTGGATCTATTCAAGGCTTTGCTAGAGGAGGTCAAGTCAGAGATAAAGAAGGTATGTTTATGACTCCGGGAGTAAATGGAGCGGGGGCTATAAGAGGAGGGGCGAACTTAATGTCTTTTGCTACGCAAACGCCTCTCGCTATGGGCAGAGATGATTTAAGGGGTTACGGAGCATTCTTGGGATCTGAAAGCGCAAGGATGACAGGGTTTGGCCGCAGAAATAATCCCGCTTTCCAAAAAGTGCAATCCGCGAAGCTGCAAGCTTTCCAGTTGGCAGGTCAAGAAATAGCCGCACGACAACAAGCTTCAGACCAAAAAGTCAGTTTAGGTAGTATGCTGGCTTCAGCAGCCATCAGTACTCTTGTTGGTTATGGGGCTACCCAATTAGGGTCAACAATGGGGTTAGGGAGTGGAATGTCTAAACTTATAGGGTCTTCAGCTGGTAATTACGCCGGGATGGTGACTACTGGAGCGCCTTCTTCAGGAGGAGCGTTTGGAGCTGCCGCCACGGAAAGTGGGGCATTTACCAATCTGTTAAGCTCTAAAGTCGATTTATCTGAAATAGAAGGGGCTAATTTGAATGTAATTACAAAATCAGCTGCCACACGTTCTAAATCCGCTGCCACAATGCCTCTGGCGCGTCCTTCATCTGACGCAATAATGACTATTGATGGCATTAAACATAATCTTGGTGATCTGTTTGATGAAGATGGGGACTTAACTGGAAGTTATCCTATGATCCCTAAACGAGCTACAGGAGGATTAATTCCTGCTGCTGGTGGAGTCGATACAGTTCCCGCAATGCTTTCTGGCGGAGAGTTTGTTATGAACGCTGCTGCTACCCAAAATATTGGAGCATCAAATTTACAAGCTCTTAACTCTGGAACTGGAGTTAGCGACAATTCAGATTTAGTTCTTAAACTAGATGAGCTTATAAGAGCCACAGAAGACTCTCAGACGGCGGGTAACATCAGTATCACTGTAAATGGATCTAACGGGTCCGAAAGTAGTGTCGGTGGTCAGGGAGCCTCTGAGGAGCAAAGAAACCTATCCGAGAAAATCAAATCTGCTGTTAAGCAGGTCATTGCTGACGAGAAAAGATTGGGAGGACAACTTAGGAGATAATGTTTGATTCAAGACTAAATGAAGAAGTAGAGGTCCGTGTCGCGGGAAAACACCTGTCTGGTGTTGATTCCGCTAGTATTTCATATTCCAATAATGCGACGACATCTAAGATACTAGGGTCCAAAAACGGATTAACTACTGTTGGTGCAGCTACACAACAGACCTTATCTGTATCTAGATATCTTATTTATGATGATCCTGTTTTAGCTCTGACAGGAGCGTCAAGCACTTCAGGGTCTGTAACTTACAACAGTAAGCAATACGAGTTCGATAGTGGTTACTTAAATAACTATTCTGTGAATTGCGCTGTTGGTTCTGTACCTAAAGTCAATGCTGATTTCATGATTATTGATGAATTAGTCAGTCAATCCAGTGAGACCTCGTCTGCCGAAAGTATAAGCTCTATAGATATCCCGTCTCAAGGTTCTATAAGTATAAGTTGTGACAACTCATCCACGAATCGTGTGATTGGTTTTGATTACTCGATCAAAGCGGAGAGAAAACCCCAGTATAGTATCGGTCAAGAATCTGCGGTTGCTGTAGAATTAATTCCGCCGTTAGAATATTCCGCTCAAGTTCAAATAGAAGTCGATCAAGCTTTACCTGAATCGGCTTTTAATTTCTTAACTAATAGGGAAAATAAAACTATTAGTTTTGATATAGATGGTCGGGGAGGGGCTAATATTCAATCATTAAGTATTCCTAACGCTTCCTTAGTTAGTGAGTCTTTATCTGCTTCAGCCGATGGAGCGTTAGTTTTAAATTTAAATTATATTGGTCATGGCTTCTGATTTGTTTTATAATAGAGATTCTAATATTTCTGGAGTAACAGTAGAAACTGATTACTCAGGTCTTAGTTTAACCCCTGTATATGGGTCAAAAGTTTCATTCAGATCAAAATCGTTTACTTACGAAGTAGATGATTTTCAAACAAACATAATCCCATCTTCTATAAATAATTTAGAAGCTGAATATCAAGTCAGATATGATGTTAATGAAACCAATGCTAGAAAAATAGCGGCATTTATAGAAAGCAAAAATGGAGATACTCTTTTTGAATTCAATATAGATAATAGCGGCATATATAAATCATTATCTGGTATTTCTGACAGCTACGCAATTAATCATATTAATAATCAACATTATGAAGTCGCTGTAAAATATATAGTAGATCAGTCTCCTAATCTATTTAATTGGTCTGGGATGAATTTTACTAATTTATCTTTTGAAAGTTTTGCCTATTCAAATGCTTATGAAAAGTATGATGTTGTATATACAGGAGTCAACACAAACAAACTAAACAACTTTTACTATTGCACAGGAGATCATACTTCTTCCGCCGCGAATTCCCCCACGGGAGCTTCTTCAGCTTGGTCTCAAGAATTCTTCTTCAAGCCTGATATAGGCTTACAAAATGAGGTCCAATTAAAAAACGAAAAGATTGAATTCAAAAACTCTTTTGTAAAAAGAATAAAAACAAAAGATAATAATGCATCATTCCCCGTTTCTTATGAATTTAACAACATCAGTGATAAGCAATTAAAATGCATGTTACACTTTTTAGAGAATAAAGCGGGTTATAGAAGATTCAGACATCAGATACCATCTGTATATAATAGACCCAAAGTTATGTACTGCCCAGAATGGGATCATACTTGGAAATATAAAAACTCAAATGATCTATCTTTGACTTTAGTTGAAGATGTTTTAGGTGTAATACCAACAGGAACTTAATATGGCTAGAGATATTTTAAAGAGTAATAATTCAATTGTGATCGCTGGGCAAAGACCAGCGTTTACCACCGCTAATAGAGATGGTTCTAGTATGAGTGGCGCTTATATGAGTACTGTCCAAAGTGTGTCGGTTGGTTTTTCTCAACAACGACAAAAATCAAAACAGCTAAGTTCTCAAGATTTATCTATTAA